TGGAACCACAGGCGGAACCACAGGCGGAACTACTACAGGCGGTGGGACTACAGGCGGCGGAGCTACAGCAGCGGAATGGCTGAACCGTCTTCCTCAAGGTATGAGATACTCCGGTGGGCGTCTTGAAATTGATCCCACGTATTCAACAAGCGGAAGCGGCCATGGTTGGAGCTACGATGAGGGTAGTGCAAGAGACGTTTTTAATCGGAACGATTATTTGGGTGCAATGTATGAGCGTATGTACGGGCGTCGTAGGGGTGACATTCCGGCTCTTGGCGGAGGCTACGGAATTTCAAGAGAAGCAATCAGCAGCGACGACGCCTCTGATTATAATAGATATTCTATTACAGGCCCCAACATGGCTGGTGGCGGAATGATCCGTGGACCAAGCTACTTGAGCGGCGGAATAGGAAGTTTAGGTTCTACATATTTAAGGTAGTGCTATGCGAAAACTACTTGTAAAGTACTCTGTTATTGCAGCGGTTCTTCTGCCTACGTTTGCCTTGGCAACGGATACTGTAACGACAACGAATACTTCTAACACTGTGAGCAGTTCCTCAAATACGGTGAGCAGTTCCTCGAATACGGTGTCGAACACCACAGCGTCGAATACGGTCAGCAGTAATACAACAGGAAGTACCGTTATTGATAAGGCGCCTTCTACGGCGTCAGCGCCATCCGTTATCGTCAATAACTCTGATGTTTGCGTAAGTGGATTAAGTTCTGCCGTTCAGACTTCCGTATTTGGCGCAGCTGTTGGCACAACAATTAGAGATAAAAACTGTGAGCGGTTGAAACTGGCTCGCAGTCTCTATGGCATGGGTTTAAAAGTCGCTGGTGTTTCCTTGCTTTGTCAGGACAAGAGGGTCTTTGATGCAATGATGTCTGCCGGAACACCGTGTCCGTTTGAGGGTAAGATAGGCGCACAAGCAAGACTTGCTTGGTTGGCTGACCCAACGCAAGCGCCAGAGGGTACAAAAATAAGAGCGGATGCTCTCGCAAAGGCGGCAATGGAAGAAGCTGCTCGATTGGAAGCGGAAGAAAAGGCTGAAGAAGAAAGACGGAAAGCTGAAGAAGGCCTAGACTGATGAAGATCATCTTTTCTATTTGTGTGTTCTCTATATATGTTTTTTTACTTTGTGTAGCGTTTTTTGCAATGCGCGGCATGATTGTTAAAGCAGAGGATCTAACAACATCTAACCTAACCCCAAACATGAGCGGCATGACGGCCTCCGGCGGAACTTCTGTGGGAACGGGTCATGGATGTAGTCAAGGCCAATACTGCACGAGTGGAACTAATGAAGGTGGAGGCACGTACACATCAACTTTTGATGTTCCTCTAACGGAAGCGGAGTTGCAGCAAGGCTTTACACTCAATAGCGGAATCACAATTAACAGCCATTCTTCAAATAGCAGATTGCCGACCTGTGCTAACGGCTTGCTGCAATCAGGTGATTGTCGAGATGTTTTTAAACTTACGATTACACTAAAGGATGGCGGTACAACAGTTGAAACATTTGTGCATTCAGAAGAGTTGACTTGGAGCGGTTTAAAAGACTTCACATACTCAGACGTTGTAGGAACAAATGACTACGGTTTGTTGACAGGTGTTTATGAATTATACGGCATCGATGCTGGATATCCGGTTGGCTATTACGGTCCACAGTTTAGTAATCCTGGGCTTACAATAGATTATCAAACAGCTTTAGTTACGGAAGACACAACCACCCTGATAACAGACGTTATACAGACAGAAACAGAAACCACAATAATGGATGCCGCGACGGGAGGAACAGGGGGCACAGACATAACTTCTTCAGCAGCAACAGTGAGCATTCCAGCCTTTCAGACATATACGAACACTGTTTCAACACCTGTAAATACTCCCGTAGACAACTCGTCTAGTTCTGGTTCTGTATTTACACCTCCTGTAGATACGGCTTCTGCATCTACAGAAACGACAATGGATTCCGCTCCAGTTATTGAAACTGCGGCAGCGGCTCCTACAATTGCTCCAGTGGCTCAACAAACTGAAACGCAGCAAGCAGAAGAAACGCAAGCAGAAACGCAAATAGAAACGGCTATGGTTAAAACAACAGTTGCTAAAGCAAAACCTCAAAAAGCAAAGACACAAAAGAAAACGGCTTCTAGCTCAACTACCGTGGTAGTTCCTGTTGCTGTTCCTGTAACTGCTGCTGTTGCCGCTCAAGCTGTTGTGGATAATATCGCTCCTAGTCAAAAATATGGAAATACAGCCCAAACGGTTACATTAGTTGCTATGGGGATGATCGCTAACAATAAAGGGTTATTTAAGGCCTCCGATCTTCCAGACGCACCTAAGTTTTTTAATAATTCATCTGTTCCTGATGGACCTAGTATGGTTGATCGCATGACAAACTATCAAGTTTTTGGGCAATCAAACGGGTTGCACAACGAACTTGTTGAAAGTCAATGGAGAAATTAATATGGAATATTTAATACAAACATTCGGAGCTAAATTGTGCTGTATCTTCGCATCAGGATGTGGCGCGGGAGCCAATATTTTAACGAAAAAGCAGTTTAATCTAACGGCGCTAAAAGATATTGCTTTAGCTTTGATCGTAGGCTGGATTGCAGCAGAATTTTTTATACCGCCAATAATGAAACATTTTACTCTTGATATGACGTGGGGTCCTGCAATAGCTTTTGTCATAGGCTACTGTGGTATACGCTTACTGCCCGCCATAGAAAATCGTTTAAAAAAGGTTATTAAAGATGGCTGAAGTAGAGGTTGGTGGTATAAAGTTTAAAGGCGGTAAGCTAGTTGTAATTTTTACTCTTATATCTACACTTGGTGGTGGTCTTTGGGCTGGGTTTGAGTTTTACAAAGATTACATGGATATGCGTGAAAAAATAGAGAGTTACACAGCACCTGATTTGAGCGGCTTTGACAAGAAGCTGGCTGTAATGAACAAAACAATGAACGGGGTAACAAAACAGATGGATTCTGTGCGTACCCGTGTGGGCGAAGTACAACAGATTGTAAGAGACACTCGACAAGATGTGCGTAGCGATGCAACGAAACTTTATGCAGGTATTTCTGCCGTGGACCGTCGATCAAGAACTCTGGATGCTGAGACTCGATCAGCGTTAAGACAAGCAGAAAAGAACATACGGGATATTACGGATTCCGCTTCTAGTCGTTTCGATGCTAAGATAAATGGGATAGACTCAAAGCTGAATACTTTTGAAAAGCGTCAAGACAAGAAACTTCGTGACGCTTTAAATAATCCGTTGCTTAAAAGATAGGTGCGTAGATGGCTCAAAAAAAACTACAAAAAGACAGTGGTTTTGAAGATTTAGATCTTGACGGCGATGGAATTGTTTCTGATCAAGAGATTAAGGCGTTAGAAGCAATCGAGATGCGAGAAAAAATGGATGCTCAACGTCATATGGCGTGGACAGCCATGGTCAGCATGATTGTTTTTACCCTTGCTGTATTTCTTCCTATTTTTCCAGACGCTCGAATAAAAGCTTTGTCGGATCTTTTTGGGTTATTCTATATCGGACAGGCTGGCGTTGTCGGAGCGTTCATGGGAATGACGGCCTACATGAGTGCTAAAAAATAAATGATGATAAAGATATACATATTTATTTTTGTTATCGGCTTGGTTGGAAGTGTCGGTTATGGTGGGTACTATTATTACAAGGACACGCAAGACCGGATTAAAATACTAACAGAAAATACTGTTAAGCTAGAGCAAGCCAAAGCGGAGCAGGACAGTACTATTAAGACGTTGGTACAAGATGCAGATAAGTACAAAAAGCTTAATAAAGATTTAGGGAATAAATTGCAGAATGCGGAAACCTATAAAAATAAGCTTATTGGGAAGTTGAGAAAGCACAATCTTAGTCGATTAAGTCAGCAGAAACCAAAATTGGTAGAACAGAAGATAAACCGTGGAACAAAAAAGTTATTTGACAGTTTTAAGCGCATTACTACTGTCCCTGCTACTGAGTAGTTGTAGCTGGGATAAGTTAAAGCGTATAGAGGTTAAGCGAGTCGAGGTTGATCGCGTTATTCCAACGCAAAACCGGCCTCGTGAACTTGATTTAAACGACATCACTTGGTTTGTTGTAACGGATCAGAATTTTAACGACTTTAAAAAACGCTACACTAAACAAAACGGAAATTTCCTGTTTTATGCCATGAGCGTTAGAGACTATGAAACTTTAGCTTTAAACATGGCTGAAATTAAGCGATATATAGAACAACAAAAACAAATTATAATTTATTATGAAAAAGCAGTGGCCCCTAGACCAAAACCTGAGAAAATAAGGAACTAATTATGGCCAGAGAACCTACCTCACTTATTTCTGACGCAATGCCAGCTTCTGGTATGCCTCTTGCAGAGGGTCAAGACGTTTTAATTGACGATGACGAACAACTGGACCTTGGTGTTGTAGGAGATTTGGTTGAAGAGGAAGATGGGTCAGTCCTTATTGGCGAGATTGAAAACCTTGTTAATGAGGAAATGCAATCAGATCCTGACGCAAACCTCGCGGAAGTTATTGATGAGCGTTTCCTTATGGATATCTCTTCTGAGTTGTTGGGATATTACGAAGATGACAAAAGCAGCCGGCAAGAATGGGAAGACGCTTACACTGATGGTTTAAGTCTTTTAGGTATTAGGTACGAAGAGAGAGAAGAGCCTTTTAGAGGTTCGAGCGGTGTAACGCATCCAGTTATTGCAGAGGCGGTAACACAGTTTCAGGCACAGGCATACAAGGAACTGCTTCCCAGTTCAGGCCCTGTAAGAACACAAGTTGTAGGCGCAGCAACGCCAGAGGTTCAGTCTCAAGCGCAACGTGTTCAGGAATTTATGAACTACCAGATTGTTCACAGGATGGAAGAGTATGATCCTGAGATGGATCGTTTGCTTTTTTATCTTCCGCTTGCTGGTAGCGCATTTAAGAAAGTTTACTTTGATGACATGCTGGACCGGGCTGTTTCTAGGTTTGTTCCGGCAGACGATTTACTTGTTCCGTACAACGCAACAGATTTACAAAGTGCCTCAAGAATTACTCATGTAATTCGTATGAATTCAAATGATGTACGCAAGTACCAAGCTGGTGGCTTTTACAGAGATGTTGATCTTTTGCCTTACGAGCAAGAGGACGAAGTTCGTGAAAAAGAACGCCGTCTTATGGGTGTTGAAAAGACAAGTTCTGACGAACAGGATTGTACAATACTGGAAGTTCATACGGATCTTGATCTACAAGGCTTTGAACACGTTAACCCAATTGACGGGGAACCGACAGGCATTAAGCTTCCATACATAATTACAATAGACGAGGGAAGTTCTAAGGTTTTGTCAGTTCGTCGCAACTGGACAGAAGGCGATGATCTCTATCGTAGGATAGAATACTTTACTCATTTTAAGTTTTTGCCAGGTCTTGGTTTTTATGGTTTTGGCCTTCTTCACATGATTGGTGGCTTGGGTCGTTCAGCAACGTCTATCTTACGACAGTTGATAGATGCCGGTACTCTTTCTAATTTACCAGCTGGGTTTAAAGCCCGTGGTATTAGGATTCGTGACTCTGATGAGCCTTTGTCTCCGGGAGAATTTAGGGACATTGATGTTCCCGGTGGGGCTCTTAGAGAAAGTATTATGCCGCTTCCTTACAAGGA